CCGCGCTGCAGGCTGATGCCGAAGTCTCGCCAGCAGGCGCTGCGCAAGGTCTGGGGCTGGGTGCTCAGCAGCACGAAGAGCGACGGCACGCGCCGGGCCACCACGGCGGAAGAGGCTCTGGCCTGGCTCGGCGGGTACTTCGACCGGGCGTCGGAGAACGACTTCCTGATGGGCCGCACGCCTCGCAACCCGCAGCACGCCAACTGGCGCTGTGACCTCGACTACCTGCTGACCGAGCGGGGCATGAAGCAGGTCATCGAGAAGACCGTGGAGGCCGCAGCATGAACGCGAGCCGCATGGACACGGCCGAGGACTTCGATCGAGGCGAGACCGCAGCGCGCCTGCGCGTCCCGCCGCATTCGGTCGAGGCAGAGCAGAGCGTGCTGGGCGGCCTGCTGCTCGACTCGGCGGCCTGGGATCGCATCGGCGACCTGCTGACCGAGTCCGACTTCTACCGCTGGGACCACCGACTGATCTTCGCCGCCATCGGGGTCCTCGTGACCGCCTGCAAGGAGGCGGACGTGATCACGGTCTACGCCAAGCTGCAGGCGGACGGCAAGGCCGACGAGGTCGGCGGCATGGTCTACCTCAACGCGCTCGCGTCGAGCGTGCCCAGCGCCTCGAACATCCGCCGCTACGCCGAGATCGTGCGCGAGAAAGCCCTGCAGCGCAGCCTCGTCGCCGCCGCCGATGAGGCGGCCACCGCGGCCTTCAATGCCGGGCTCGGCCAAGTGCAAGAGACCATCGAGCGTTGCGTCACGCTGTTCGACGCGGTGCAGCGCCGCGGCGTGATTGCAGGCCCGCGTCAGGCTGGCCAGCTCGCCGTCGAGCGCATCGACCACTTCAACGACGTTGCCACGGGCGAGCGCCCGCTGGCCTTCCCGACCGGGCTGGCGGATCTGGACCGCGTGCTCAACGGCGGCCTGCAGGAGGGCCGCGTCTACGTGCTGGCGGCCCGTCCCTCGGTGGGCAAGTCGTCGCTGGCGCTGCAGATCGGCCTGCACTCCGCGAAGGCGCTGCAGCGCCCTGTGCTGGTCCTTTCGCAGGAGATGCCGGCGGAGGAGGTCGCGGATCGCGCACTAGCGAACCTCGGCCTGGTCGACTACGGCGAGATGCAGCGCGGACAGCTGTCGGACCACAGCTGGGGCTGCCTGTCGCATGCGACCGAGGTCTTCGCGAAGCTGCCTGTGTGGATCGACGACCAGCCGGCGCTGACTATCGGCGACATCCGCGCGAAAGCCTTCGCGCTGCGCCGCGACGGGCTGAAGCTGCTGGTGGTCGACTACCTGCAGCTGTGTGCCGGCCAGGCCAAGGGCAAGAACGTCAACCGCAACACCGAGCTCGAGGAGATCACCCGAGGGCTGAAGGCGCTGGCCAAGCAGCTGCGCATCCCGGTGCTGCTGCTGTCGCAGCTCAGCCGTGAGGTCGAAAAGCGCGGAGTGCCCGAGCCGACGCTGGCCGACCTTCGCGACAGCGGAGCGATCGAGCAGGACGCCGACGCGGTGCTCGGCCTGTGGTTCGCACGCCAATGGAGCGACCGCAAGGTGATGGCGCTGACCGTGCTTAAGAACCGCCAGGGCGAGCGCGGAGCGCGGATCCCGCTGGAGTTCATGGGCCAGTACCAGCTGTGGCAGGACTCGAACGCCGACGTCGAGTCGATCGGCAAGGCAGTTGGCCGCGGGTCGAAAGAGGAGGCCTTCGAATGACCACAAACGAGCGCGACGAGCTGGTGCGCGACATCGCGCGCCGAGTGTTCGCGGAGGAACGGGCAGGGCGCCACGTCGATTCCGAGCGGCTGGCATGGGCCGCCGGAGTGCTCGATCAGCGGCGGCAACCGGCCTCAATTGCGGTCGAAAAACCGGAAGCGGAGCTCGCATGAAGAAGCGCAAGGCCTACCGCCCGAAGCCGAAGATCAATCCGCTGACCGCGCTCAGCCCGGCGCCGGCCGAGAAGCGCGAGCGGGTCATGGCGCGGTTCCGCTCGTCGCTCGAAACCATCGCACGAGGCCGCAACCCCAACGCCGTCGAGTGGCGCGACATGGCTGATCTCTGCAACCTGGTCGACACGCTGGCGCTCCAGATGGGCCGCCTGATCCCGGCGGAGGTCATCCCTTCGGTCAAGGCCGCGACCGACTCCATGAAGGAGGCAGCCCGGCGCTACCGCGAGAGCGACGTGATGCGCCTCGACGCGGCCGGCCTGGAAGCGCTGCGCGACGTCATGACGATCTACGAGCAGTGCCTCGAAGGCCTCACCGAGCGCGAGATCGAGCAGGCACGGGCAGAAACGGAACGTCGGGTCAGGGAGATCCGGCGCAGCAAGACGCGCAGCTCAGAAGTGGTCGAGCTGTGAGAACGGAGGCGAACATGACCGACAACTTCAACCGCTGCTGCGAGTGCACCTGCAGCTCAGCTCAGCTCAAGGCCTGGGGCGGATGCCCGCGGCAGTTCCCGACGACGAAGCCCGGAGATCTCGCCCCGGAGCGCGAGGACCGCCCAGTGGCTGGCACCGGCCTGGTCATCGCGCTGGCGATCGTCTTCGTGGGCGTGATCAGCGGCGCGCTGCTGGCCGCAGCGTTCAACGGGGGATGGCGGTGATGGTGATCGTCGGAATCGACCTGGGCGTCACCGGTGCGGTCTCGGCTATCGACCCTCGCGGCGGCGCTGTCATCCACGACCTGCCGATCGTGCAGGACGAGAGCGGCAAGCGCCTCGACGCGCCGTCGTTCATCAAGCTGCTGCGCACGCTGATCCCGGTCTCGGAGGCGGGCTGCGTGGTGACCGAGAACGTCACTGTGCGCCGCATCGCCCAGCGCAATGCGCCGGTGAACTTCGCCGGCGAGTCGACGCTGGTCGGGCTGCGGTACGCGGTGCACGCCTCATGCGACATAGCCAGGATCCGACTGCACTTCGTGGCACCGCAGAGCTGGAAGGCGCACTACGGCATCACGTCGGACAAGACCGGCGACGTGGCCCGGCAGATCGCCGCCAGCCTCTACCCGTGCCAGGCGCCCATGCTGAGCCGGAAGAAGGACCACAACCGCAGCGAGGCGCTGCTGATCGCCCACTACGGGAAGGCGAAGCTGGCATGAGCAGCGACAAGACCATCCCGCGGCCCGACGTCCGATTCCTGCCGGCCGGCCCAGGGATGAACGACACCTTCGCGTGCGCCGAGTGCGACGTCTTCAAGCCGATGGCCGGCCGGAAGCTCAAGGTCGTGCGCAAGGGCCGCATGCGTGGCCTGCGCGCCTGGGTGTGCGCCAGCTGCAGCACCGAGGCGAAGCCGGCATGAGCGTCCATCCCTGGCACGACTCGCGGATCCGCCGCATCAGGGAGTTCTTCCAGAACAACCCCGAGGAGGAGCTCGACTACGAGGCGATGGTGGCGAAGTTCTCCATCACCAAGCAGTACGCCCACGAGGTCGTGAAGCAGCTCAAGCGCGAGGGTGTGGTTGAGGCTGTGTATGTCATCCGCAACCCGAGCAAGGGAAGGATGCAGCCATGACCTGCCGCGACTGCACCGAAGCGCAGATAGACCCGATGCGCGACGGCTTCACTGCTCGATGCCGCAGCTGCGAGGCACGTGCCCTTGCATCGGTCGGTGCACACGTCGAGTCAGCAGAGCGTGGCGCCATCACGCCGCAGTACAGGGCCACCCTCGAGCGCTTCTTCGGCGAAGAGTGGAAGCAAGGCCACGAGCAGGTGAAGGCCTGGGGCCAGCGGATCACTGAGGCAGCGGCGCGCAGGAAGGCGAGGACAGCATGACCACGCGTCGACAAGAAGCATGCCAGGGGGGTCTAGGTTCTTCCACACCCCGGGGGGTTGCGGGTAATTCGGCCCCCGCTCCCGCGCCAGTGAGTGGCTTTTTCCATCGCTGAAACGCAACAGCAGCACCGTGCATGCCGTCGATTACTCGCAAAGTGAGCAAGAAAGCCGACCCGGACCAGCGGCGGGTGACCTCGAAGGAGCTTGCGGGCGAGCTCGGCGTGCGGCCGTCCGCCATCACGGACTTCGTGAAGCGCGGCGTGATCGAGAAGGGCGCGGACGGCCGGTTCGACCTGGAGCTGACGAAGCTGGCCATCGCCGCTCGCGTGCGCCCATCCGGAAAGACCGCGCAGAAGGTGAACGCCGAGAAGGCGGCCGGCACGGTCAACACCGACCCGAAGTCGAAGGCGGCCCAGGCGGCGGCCGCGGTGCCGCCAGATCCCACCGTCTTCACCTACCAGACCGCCCGGGCCACCCGCGAGCAGGAGGAGGCGCAGACCGCGCGGATCAAGCGGCTGCAGCTCGAGCGCCGGCTCATCGACCGCGAGGCGACGCTCGCGGCCGTCTTCACCGCCTTCCGCACGCTGCGCGACCAGGTGATGCCGGTCGGGCGCCGGCTGGCCGGCCGGCTGGCCTCCATGACCGACGCGCGAGACATCCAGCAGGCGATCGACGACGAGCTGCGCCTGGTGCTGCGCCAGTTCGCCGAGAAGACGCTCACCACCGCCGCCGGACGCATCGCCGGGCCCGACAGCAAGCCCGCCGACCGCGACTGGATCGAGGAATCAACCCAGGAGACCGCATGACCATCGAGATCGCCAACGACGGCCCGCCGAGCGTGGAGTACGTCCAGACCCAGATCGACATTGCCGAGGAGCGCATCCAGGCGGAGCTCGAGCGCATCGCTGGCTTGGCCGAGTTCCAGTCGCTCACGGTAGGGATCGACATCACCACGAAGCGCAAGCTCAACGCGCGCGAGGTGGTCGACCGCGTCGAAGTGCGCATCCGCGCAGTGCTGTGAGGAGAAGCCTGTGCAAGACGTGATGATCGACCTGGAGACCATGGGGCAGGGCCCGGACGCGGCCATCGTTGCCATCGGGGCCGTCGAGTTCGACCGCGAGCGCCGCGAGACTGGCGATTGCTTCTCCCTGACCATCGACCTTGAGTCGGCGGTGAGGTCCGGTGGAGTCATGGACGCGTCCACGGTGTTGTGGTGGATGCAACAGTCGGAGGAAGCGCGGCAGGCGCTCAACGGCAAGGCGGACATCGCCAAAGCGTTGGCTAGCTTCTCCGGCTGGCTGCGCGGCCGCGCTGACCTGACCGAGGTTCGCATCTGGGGCAACGGTTCCGACTTCGACAACGTGATCCTGGCCAATGCCTATCGGCGCCTTCTGCTGCCGGCTCCGTGGAAGTTCTGGAACAACCGCTGCTACCGGACCTGGAAGAACGAGCACCGCGATGTGTCCATGGTGCGATTGGGAACGCACCACAACGCGCTGGACGACGCCATGAGCCAGGCAATGCACATGCTCAAGGCACCTCACGACCTGCCGGAAGCGGCCTGATGGCCCTCTGCGACGCCGAAGCCGAGGTCTTCCGCACCGCCGCCGAGGCGGTGATGCCCGACCCCGAGCTGCACCTCGACGTCTGGAGCGAGCAGAACGTGGTGATCCCGAAGGGGTCGGCGTTCGCCGGCCCCTACAGCCTGCGGCACACGCCGTACGCGCGGCACATCCTTCAGGCACTGAGCCCGGGGCACCGCGCCACCCGGGTGGTCGCCATGGTCGCCTCGCAGATGCTGAAGACGCAGGTCTTCATCTGCGCGGCGCTGGGCTGGATCGACCAGGCGCCGGCCAACATCATCGCGCTCGAGCCGACCGATGGCCTGGTGAAGCGCCTGTCTGCCCGCTTCTCGAAGGCGGTGGAGGCCTGCGACGCCGTCGCCGCCAAGATCGCCCCGCCGCGCTCGCGCGACAAGCGCAACACGCTGGAGACGAAGGAGTTCGACGGCGGCGCGATCTACTTCGCCACGGCCGGCTCTGATGCGAACCTCGCCGAGATCCCGGCGCGGTACCTGTTCAGCGACGAGGTCGACCGGCCGGCCTGGCGCGGCACCGCCAGCGGCGAGGGCGACAAGGTGAAGCTGGCCGAGGCGCGGCTCACCACGTACGAGGGCATCGACAAGGCCTACGAGGTCAGCAGCCCGG